CGCCATCGCGAACGCACTCTCGAACACCAAGGTCTCGCAGCGCCACACGCTGCTCGGTGCACGACTTGCGGATGCTGGGAGGGCAGCATGACGAGGGACAGGGTCGCGGATGCGCGTCGCGACAAGTACAAGCGGCAAGCCGCTCGTCACATCGCAGATCTCGAACGCGAGATCATCGAGCACAGCCTGCGCGAAGCTCGACGGCTCCGCGGTCGCAGGGAGCTGGTTCACGAGCCGCAGCGATCGCTGGTTGAGATCGCGCTCGATCTCGAGGTCGCGTACGCCAAGCGGGACGCGACATGAGGGCGGAGCAGCAGGTCGCGCTGCAGTCGGAGCTGCTGCAGCTTCGGGCGAAGCACCTCGAAGCCGAGATGCGCGTCGCAGAGCTAGAGCGGCTCGTCGCCTGCCAGAAGCAGCTCATCGAGGCGATGCTGGCGCACACCACGATCACAGCCAAGGATCTCGAAGACTCCGAGTTCGACGTCGAGTTCACGGTCGACGAAGTCACTCGCGTGTGTGACCGCACGGTCAAGCTCGATCGCGATGAGATCGTACCGATCGTTCACTTCGAGGACTTCGAGATTCAGTGGCCTGCGGCGGTTTCTGCCGCCGAAGCGTCAGTCCGACACGAAGAGGCGCGTCACATCCTTCGGAGGCTATGACGTGCCCAAGATTCAGCTCGATGGGGTCGACTACGAGGCCCAGGCGAAGACGTCCAAGTTCGCGCCGGCGCGAAGGGCGCCGGGCACGGTGCTCGGCATCGCGGATGGGCCCTCCCCTGTGGGCTCGACCTACTGGAAGGGCCTGTTCCGCTGCCCGCGTGAGCACGCGCTCAGGAACCTCGTGCAGCTGCGCTGGACGCGGCGCCGAGAGGCACTCGACGTCGGCTGGCTCTTTCACGCCGGCCTCGAGACCTACTACTCGACGATCTTGAAGCATCAGCAGGCCCGCGACGAAGCGGGCGCGCAGCAGGACGACGAGTACTTCTTCGGCGCGCTCCCTGACGCCGAGGCCGCAGCGTTCACTGCGGTACTCGATCCGTTGCTCCACGAAGAGGGCTACAAGGACACCATCAAGACCCTCGAGCGGACGCTCGGCGGCTACTTCGACTTCTACCGTCGCAACGACAAGTGGCGCGTCATCGCGGTCGAAGAGACGCTGCAGGTCGAAGAGGAGTACCTCGGGTTCCCCTACTCGGCCCGGCTCGACCTGATCGTCGAGGACGGCTTGAGGGGAGGCCTCTGGCTCGTCGAGCACAAGACCGCGGCATGGATCTCGGAAGAGATCCTCACCGGCTATCAGCTCGATCTGCAGATCCTCGGCCAGGTCTGGCTCTACCAGCAGTGCGTCAACGCAGCCTCCTACCGCTCGTTCCGCGGCGTCGTGATCAACATCACGACCAAGCACACCAAGCCGAAGTTCGAGCGCGTGGATGTGTGTCCGTCGACTGCACACCTCGAGCTCTTCGTGAAGACGATGAAGCGCTGGGGGCAGCTCAAAGACGAGTGCGAACGTCTTGACTGGCCGCAGGCGCTAGGTAACTGTGCGGGCCCGACGCGTGGCTACACGCGTTGTGATTACTTCGACGTCTGTCACGGGAGCCCACGCGACAGCGTCGAGCAGCTGCTCACGCAAGATCCTCCGTTCGGATTCTTCCGCGCGGGCGATAACGATCCTGTGCTCGTAGAGGACGAATGGTGATCACATGAGCGCTCCACCGATCAAGTACACGTCTGCGATCAACGTCCCCTGGACGCACTGGTTCTTCTACGGCGACACCGGCGCCGGCAAGACCAAGACCGCTTCGACGTTTCCCGATCCGATCATCATCGTGCCGACCGACGAGAACTCCATCGTCACGCTGATGGACCAGCACCTGCCGTACATCGAGATCTACGGACAGAAGGGCTCTCCGCGAACACAGGGCTGGGGCCTCGACGCTGCGATCAACTGGCTCGAAGCCGAGCTCAAGGCGAAGGGTGCGGACTTCCCGTACATGACGATCGTGATCGAAGCGGTCAGCCACTACCTAGAGCAGGTGCAAGAGGAGATGACCGACGGCAACAAGGCGCAGATGGATCAGCGCAAGTGGGGCCAGCTCGCGAGTCATCTGCGCAACATCCACAGTCGTCTTCGCAATATGGCGGTGCACGTCGTCTTCACGGCGCTCGTGAAGGAAGACAAGGACGCTGCCGACAACGCGACGGCTTCACCGCTCATGAGCGGCAAGATGGGCTACCTGCTTCCGTCGGCGTGCGACGTCATCGGCTACTGCGTTGCCGAGCCAGGCAACCCGCCGCGCTACGACGTGCACTTCGCGAAGTACAAGCACTTCAGGGCCCGCACGCGCTTCAACCGCATGCCGCGCAAGGTCCAAAACTTTCGGTACGACGATATCGAGCAGTACATCGTTCGGCCCGAGGCGGCGGCGAAAGCCGCTGAGTAGTACGGAACGGCAACAGAACAACCTGACCGATCCGCTAACCAACACGAAACGAAAGAGAGACACCCATGGCACGCATCGAAGTCGACGGAACCGAGAACGCCTACACCCAACTGCCAGACGGCACCTACGATTTCCAGATCACGGACATCAAGGAGACGAAGTCGAAGAACAACAACCCGCAGCTGCAGGTCTCGACCGAGGTTGTCGGCGGCGCGTACGAGGGGAAGAAGTGCACCGTCTTCTACGTGCTCGTCCCGAAGAGCACGTGGCGGCTCAAGGAGCTTCTCGAGGCGACGGGCGTGCCCTTCGACTTCACCGAGAAGACGCTCGAGGATGGCAGCAAGGGCTACAACATCGCCGTCGACACCGACGACCTGCTCGGCGTGTACGTGCAGTTCGACGTCTCGACCGAGGAGTACGAAGGCCAGAAGCGCAACCGCTTCAACAACGCGCAGCCCTCGCAGTACGGCGCGCCGGCGGACGAGGCGGCTGCAGCAGCTCCGGCAGCGGCAGCGGCTCCCGCAGCAGCTCCGGCTGCCGGGGCACCCGCGGCTGCACCGGCGGGTGAGCGTCGCCGTCGCACCGTCCAGCCGCAGGGCTGATCGTGGCGAACGACGACATCATCAAGAACCAGCCCGCGGACGAGGAGTACACGATCGAGGGAGCACTTGCTGCCGCGATCATGCAGTCCGCGCCGCATCTCACGGCGGGTCCGGCACTGCACATCGCCAACTTCGTCATGCAGGAGCAGGAGCAGCTGCAGGCGTTCTTGGGGTTGCAGTCGCCGGACAACCCGGCGTGCCGCGAGTACGCGGACTGGGTCGTGCAGCTCGAAGGGCCGGACGGCGGTAAGGGCAGCTTCCACGGTCCGAAGCAGCCCGGCAGCTCGAAGGACCCGATGGCGGTGCTCGCACACATCGGTGTGCTCGGTGTCGTGACGAGTCCGCTTCTTCGAGGTGTGCTTCGGGCCTACGGGTTCAAGTATCACTTCGCACAGATGCGCGGCAAAGATCAGAAGATCGTGATTCCACACTGATCGACGATCATGTCCGCGCTCGACCACCTACTCACTCCGCCGGAGATCGCTGACGCGTTCGACGTCTTCGGCGGAGTGGGGCTCGATCCTTGTTCGAATCCCTATTCCCTCGTGCCTGCGAGGACGCGCATCTTCGATGCACGCGAATCGTGGACGTGGCCCGACGCGATGGTTCAGACCGGCCTCATCGTCGGTGATGGGCTCGCATTCAACTGGAACGGTCACGGCCTCGTCTTCGTCAACCATCCGTACTCGAACTCCAAGGTGTGGCTCGCGAAGGCTGCGAGCGAGGGCGACGAAGTCATTGTACTCACGATGTCGATGACTGCCGACCGCTGGTGGCACGACTCGATCTTCGCCATCGCGACCGATCTGCTCTTCTGGAAGGGTCGGCTCAAGTACTACGAGCACGACGACAAGCTCGGCAATCATGGCATCCGGCCGTGCAAGCACGGAGCTCGATTCTCTTCCGCGCTCATCTACTACGGACCGCGACCGAAGCTCTTCCGGGAAGTCTTCGACGGCTGCGGTTGGTTCCCGCCCACGTTCCTCGATCCGGCCTACGAGATCTAGAGAGGCTCCCAGATGGACATCAAGCTCAAAGCGCAGGTGACCTGCGTCTCGTGCGGCGCTACGGACGAAGCATCCGTGCTGTTGCCGTGGACGATCGAGATCGATCGTGTGCCCATGACGATCGATCTCCAGGTGGAGACGAAGTTCGTGGTGTCGTCATACCGCACCGGCTACGTCTGCCAGGACTGCGTCGCGAAAGGAACGAAGTGATGTACAGAGCCACGGTCATCGCGGACTCGATCGCGCACGGCGTTCGCTTGACGACGCTCGAGGTCGTCTTCCCGCGCTTCATCCTCGCCGAGTTCAACACGCATCGTGTGTTCTCGCGCAACTCGGCGAGCTCTCGTGCGATCCCGGTCGAGCGGCGCATCTCGCAGGTGTGGCGCGATCCGTTCGTGCCCGAGGCCTTCGGCGTGAACAAGCGTGGGATGCAGGCCTCCGCGAATCTCGGCGGCTGGAAGGCCTGGCTTGCACGGCGGCTGTGGCTCCTCGCGTCGAAGATCTGCGTGTGCATCGCGTGGTGCCTGAGCAAGATCGATGTGCACAAGCAGCACGCGAACCGCGTGATCGAGCTGTGGGCCTGGCACACGGTCGTCGTTTCGTCAGTCGAGTGGGAGAACTTCTTCAACCTGCGTACCGATGTGCATGCACAGCCCGAGATGCAGATCACGGCGATGACGATGCTCTCGGCCTACGCCGCGTCCACGCCGCGAGAGCTGCTCCCGGGCGACTGGCATCTTCCATACATCGGCTACGGCGAAGACGGCATTCCGCTCGAAGACGATCTCGATCTCGCGCGCGTCCTCGTGGACATCGCGGGCGGCGACAGCTGTAACTCGTACGAGGTCGACGAGAAGCTCATCGTGATCAGCGTCGTGCGGTGCGCCGCGGTCTCGTACGAGCGGCAACATGCGGGCCGGCCGCCCGAGCAGTACTTGAAGCGGCACGACGAGATGCGGGAGCTCGCGCACTGGAGCCCGTTCGAGCACCAGGCGCAGGCCGCAGATCCTCTAGGCAGGTTCACGCCGAACTTGGCCGGCAACTTTAAGTATCCGTGGATGCAGTACAGGAAAACGTTCCCGGGCGAAGCCGTGTGGCACGCGAAGGAGGCAGCGTGAGCGAAACCGATCCCGCGATCAATCCTGATCACTACATGCCGGCGAGCCACTACGAGCCGATCAAGGTCATGGAGGCGTGGTTCGGCCGAGAAGCTGTGATCACATTCTGTCAGCTCACCGCGGCGAAGTACCTCGCACGTGCCGGCAAGAAAGCGGGCGAGTCGATGCTCCGCGACTTCAAGAAAGCCCGCTGGTACCTAGACCACGCGATCACGCTGATGGATCAGGTCAACACCAACGCGTTCGGGAGCACGAAGTGACTCTCCACGGTTTCAAGCCCCTCGAGCTCAGCGACTTAACCCGCAAGGGAGATCTGCCGGCGGACGCGGCGAAGAACGAGACGTTCGCAGACTGCGCGAGCTGCGAGCTGAAGAGCCAGTGCGACGCGAAGCAGACGGCTTACGCCTACGTTCCCGAGAAGTTCAACGGGATCATGATCGTGGGCGAAGGCCCCGGGCACAACGAGGTCGTGAAGAAGCGTCCGTTCGTTGGCCGCAGCGGACAGCTCCTGCGCGGTCTGCTCAAGACGGCCGGCATCGAGATGGACGAGTGCTTCATCACGAACGCGACGCTCTGCAAGCCGAAGTACACGGCTTCGGATGACAGTAAGGAAGGCTTCATGAAGACCTTCCCGCACGCCGTGCAGTCGTGCTTGCCGCGCCTCCGAGCTGAGATCAGGGCTGTGCAGCCGAAGGTCATCCTCACGTTCGGCACGCCGGCGCTTGCAGCCCTCACAGGCGGCGTGAAGGAGAAGCTCAAGCGCGAGCCGTGGGTCCACCCCGAAAAGCGCCCCCAAGGTTGCCCGACGTGTCTCGAGGCGCGGAAGATCCCGCACGTCATCGAGTGCTCGGCGAAGAAGCCGAGCGGCGAGCCCTGCGGCTTCACCACCTACTGGGAAACAGAACCCGACCCGTTCGATGCCGACAACGTCCGCGAGCTTCCTCGCGATGTGAAGACACGGCCGCCCACAGAGGCAGAACTCGAACCGATCCGCGGCTCGCTCTGCCCCGGGTGCAGCTCGAAGCGCAAGAAGGCGCAGCCGAAGCAGGTCAAGTGTCCGACGTGCCACGGCTTGAAGACGTTCATCGTCAAGGACTACACCTTTCACTACGACTATACGGTCGGCAAAGTCGCTGGCGCGGTGTTCCTTCCAGAGAAACTCGAAGGCGGGCTCTTCGACGCCGGCGTCGACTACGTCGTGCCGACATACCACCCATCGTTCTTGATGCGTCCGCCCGTCGAAGGCTCGAAGGCCATGGCAGGGCAGTTCGCAGCAACTGCCGTCGTGCGGCACCTCGAGCAGGCGAAGAAGCTTCTGAACGGCGGCACGCTCGCGTACGAAGCGATCGAGAAGCGCATCACGAAGAACCCGCAGGACATCTACGACTACGTGCTCGGCACCGAAGCCGATCCCGACTGGAAGTTCGATCGCGAGTTTGAGCTCGACATCGAGACCGAGAGCTGGCACTGGAACCGCGAGCTGAACAAGGGCGCGGGCGACTGGGAACCTGTGCCCGACAAGGGCAGTAAAGAGGTCGGCGAGGCGAGCGCGTGGACGGTGACCGAGATCACCTGCGTCGGTATCTACCATCCCGATCGCAAGTTCAAGCTCGTCATCGACACACGCTCGGACGACGCCTATCACGCCGACATCAAGTGCGATCAGGCGATCATCGACGCGCTCATCGATTGCTTCCACGCGTCGCCGACGCCGGTATCGATGCAAAACGGTCAGTACGACGCGATCGTGCTGCGGCGCATCTACGGTCTCGTGATCAAGTGCTACGCGGACGACACGCTCGTCAGCCACCACGCGCTCTGTCCCGACGAGAACCACAACCTTGCGCACCAGGCGCACAGCTACGCCGCGCTCGAGCCGTGGAAGCCGCCGAAGCGCGTCAAGGGCATGAGTCAGTGGAAGAGCTACGACGAGCTCTGCGAGTACAACGCGCGCGACTTAGCGCACACGCGGCTCGTTCGCGAAGCCCACGGTGCGCATCTCGGCAAAGCGCAGCCTGGTAGTCTCCTCGTCCGCGAGAAGGTCGATCAGGTCTATCACCTCGACATGCAGCTACAGAAGGTCGCGGTCGAGATGGAGTGGCGCGGGCTGCCCGTCAACGAGCAGTCGATCAAGCGCGTCGGGATCCAGGCTCTGCGCCAGCGTGACGAGCACAAGCTGCGCCTCTGCGAAATGCTCAACGAGCCGAGCTTCGATCCGACCAAGCCCGGCATGCTGCAGTGGGCGCTCTACGACCCGAACGGCCCGCTGAAGCTGCAGATGCCGGCGAAGACGAAGACGGGCAAGGGGACGACCGAGAAGAGCCACCTCGCACGCATGGCGGGCGAAGTTCCGTTCGTGCACGAGCTGCTTCTCTTCCGTGAGCACCACAAGATCGTCCAGGACTTCATCCTCGGCGCGGGCTTTCCGATCCGTGAGGATGGGCGCATGCACCCGTCGTGGCGCATCTGGGGCGCACGCACCGGGCGCTGGTCGAGCTCACCCAACTTCCAGAACCTGCCCGACTGGCTTCGCGCAGTCGTCGAGACCGCGGACGGCCGCTGCATCGTGGGCGCCGACGCCGATCAGCTGGAGCTTCGAGGCATCGCGCAGCTCTCAGGCGACGCGAAGCTCTTGCAGCTCTGTCTCAACGCGAACGAAGAACGAAAGCTCGAACCCGAATGGGACCCGCACAGCTACCTCGCCTCGAAGGTCTTCGGCGACACCTATCTCAAGCTCTCGCTCGACGATCCGAATCACAGCAAGGACAAGTCGAAGAAGTGCCGCTGCGAGACGTGCACCCGAAAGGATCTTCGAACGGTCGCGAAGACGGTCTTCTACGCCATCAACTACGGTGGCGGTGCTCCAACCATTCTCGAAGGCATCTACAAGAAGAAGTATAGCGGGCCACCGATCACAGTCGAACTGGTCGCGCGGATCATCCGTACGGTCTTCCGTGAGTTTCCTGGCGTCGACAAGTACCGCCAGCGTTTGCTCGCCGGGTGCATCGCAGACCGCGAAGTGCGCTCGCCGCTCCTTGGACGACGTCGGGAGTTCCCGCTCGGCGAAGTACCGCCGACCGAGATCTACAACTACCCGCTGCAGTCCTTGGGCGCTGACCTCTTCGCGGAGATCATCCTCGATCTCGAGGAAGCGCTTCGCGACGTCGACCCGACCGCCTTCCTCATGGCCTACGTGCACGACGCGCTCTACGTCGAGTGCTCGGTCGCCAAGCAGCGCGAAGTCTCGAAGCTCTTGACCGAGCTCATGACGCGCACGATCACCATCAACGGCATCGAGATGCCCTACACGGCCTCGGCGAAGATCGGGACCAACTGGAAGGAAGTGTCATGAGCAGAAGCACGCGCAAGCACGTCTACAGTCTGCGTCTCGTGCAGTACGATCGGCAGGGCCGCTGCTGGGCCAGTCACGAGTATCATATTCGGGCTGCGTCACTGCTCGCGGCGATCGAGCGCGCGGTTCGGCTCTTCAAAAGCGGCGAGATGGCACTCAAGGGCAAGCGCATCGAAGTCGAGCGTGCGGCGAAGCTCTGCACGCTGGATGACGAGGCGTAGATGGCACGAATCACACGGATCACCTTCCCCGCTGAAGTAGAGCCGCTGGCGTACTTCCGTGAGCAAGAGAAGCCCGTGAAGCGCAAGAAGCAGCGCACGAAGAAGCGATGAGCTGGACCGTCACATGCCCCGACGGAGCAGTGCGCCATCCTCCGTACGGCAACGAGGACGACGCGCGTTTCGATGCGGGGCTTTTCGAAGTGCAGTGCGATCGAGGGACGGCGATCGAGCATGCACACCCGCCATGTCCAGGAGGCGCGCATCGCGTTACACTGGACCACAGGAGATCCGAGCGATGAAGAAGGACGACAAGGGTGAGTTCGTGTTCGAGTGTACCGGCTGCGGCAACGGCTTTCCGCGTGATCAGCTCGTCGAAGTCGAAGGCACATCCGGCATGCCGCTGCTCGGCCGGATCGGTGTCGCGCCGCCCATGCTGACGCCGACGCAGGCGATGGTGAGCGAGTCCGCGCTCTACTGTCGGCCCTGCCACGCCACGCTCGCCGACGAGTGAAGAAGCGCCGCAAGATCGTCCTCCACGCATGTGCCGGCTGCGGGCACAGTCCTGCACGAAAGCTTCGTGGCCTGCGCTGGAGCTGCGATGTCTGCGCTCGTCTCTCCGTCTACAAGTGGGAGAGCCTCGTCGAGGAGTGGGCCCGGATCTCGCTTGCGACCCCTCCCTGAGCGGTGCTACGTTGTGCCACACCCATGGCACAGAGCGACATCATCCACTTCAGAGCCCCTCGAAAGCTGAGACGAAAGCTCGAGGCCTACGCGAAGGCGAACCAGGTGAGCCTTTCGGATGCGGTTCGCATGTTCGTCTCGATGGGGCTCGGAGACAGCCCCGAGCAGAGCGCGCAGATGCAGGGCCAGGTCACCCTCAACCGCATCGTGCAGAGCGCCCTGGGCACCGTTCTACCTGGCTTCACGGCGAAGCTCGAAGACGAGATCGAGAAGAGGGTCGCTGAGCTGGAGAGCTGATGGCGCGGCGCGAGTCAGGCGATGTCCGGCTCCGCCTCGACGTCGATCTCGGCAGCCTCTCGGACGCACGGGCGCGCAAGCTCCTTGAAAAGTATGGGGGCCTCGCCAGGGGTTTCGCTCGCCGGCTGAGGCCTCACGACGACGATCTCTGCGCGGTTGCAGAGATCGCCGTGCTCGAAGCTGCTGTGACCTACCGGTCCGATGCCGGGATGCATCTCGACACGTGGGTCTTTCGCAGCGTGCGCTGGCGCGTGAAGGAAGCGCTGCCCAAGGCGGCCCCGCCCGAAGAGCTCGATCTCGAGACTGTGCCGGCGAACGGCCGCAGCGATCACGAGAAGCTCTTCGGAGACCTCGAGCGCGATCATTGGATGCGCCGACAGATCGAAGCGTTACCGAGGCTGAGGCACCGGCACATCCTGGCTGCGCTTCTTCGCGGCGAGACGCACAACCAGATCGCTTTGCAGCTCGGCCTCTCCCGCAGCACCATCCTTCGCGAGACCCGAGAAGCGATGGAGTTTCTGTGGGCTCTTGCCGTTCTCGACGGCGTGGTAGAGTAAGGCTCGCATGCGGCTGAGGTCTTTCCTCTATGGTCTCGTGGGCGGAGCTGCGGTCGGCGGCATCGTCTGGTACTTCGCGAGCCGCAGCCTCAAGGCCGAGCTCAGCCAAGGTGGGACACGTCTCTTGATGT